AGCTTTTCAAGAACATTGTGATTCTGGGATATCTAAGACCATAAACTTTGCAAATGATGCTACAATAGAAGATGTGTATACAACTTATATGCTAGCTTGGAAGACTAAATGTAAAGGAATTACAGTGTACAGGGCTGGTAGTAGAGATAAAGAAGTGTTGGTAACAGCACACAAAACTGAAGAAAAAGAAATGTCTGACTCACAACTTAGTTTCTTTGATGCACCAGAAATAGCTGTTCAGGAAGACTATGATTGTTGTGAATCAGCTAAAGTTGTAATGGAATCTGGTTGTGAGACATGTAAGACTTGTGGGTGGAGTGCTTGTCATATAGCATAAAATTCACAAATTTATAAAAAAACAGTATAATAATAGTAGGAGAAAAGATATGCCGATAGGTAATATGTTAAGAGATAGACAAGAACAGTATGTCGCACAGAAAGATAATACTGGCACTTGGAGAATACTTGATACTTGGCACGAAGATTTAACTAAATTAAGTCCAGAAGATGAGATAGATGACTCTAGTGAAGCAGTCACTATATTATCAGAAGGTGGTTTTTTAGCTTTAATTAGAGAGTCAACTAGATTAGGGGTGTTGCAAAACGCTGCTGTAATGGAGAATGAAGCTTTAGCTGACCAAGTAACAGAGTTAAAAGAAGAAAACAGTAGACTACAATTACAAATTGAAACTAGCCCTGCAGTTGAAGTTACACACGAAGAAAAAGCAGGGTTAAAACAACATGCAATAGACACCATAGCCAAGATAGTAGCTATAGATAGTGTTGAAATAACTAAGGAATAAGTATGAAATTAGGAGATTATCTTCCAGAAGTTCCTGAAATGGCAAAACAAATGGGTCAACTCGGCTCACAAATGGAGATATTCAACGACTTAATGTTGAGTAAGTCAGCAGGAGAAACAGGTAGCGGACCTACATTTGGTGTAGACTACATAGTTAACTCATATATCAGAAACCAATTAGCTTATCGTAAGCAACTTGTACAAGATTTACAGACTATTGCATATACCTGTGAAGAATTACGAGCTCCTATTATGCACATTACTGGGGAAGTATTTAGAAGAGGTATAAAAGTAGAGCCTACTAAAGTAGACCCGGACAGTTCTCAAATAAAACGTCTAGTTAAATTTATGAAGAACTGTAATTTATTTGAGCAAGGTTTAGAAGAAGTTCTAAGACAGTTCCATTGGGATTTAAACACAGTGGATGATGCTTTTCTGTATTTTGCAAAAGAATATTATGATGCGGGTGATGGTAAATTAAATTCTAGAGTAACAGAAATTAGAAGAATCAATCCAGCATTAATAGAATACGACCTAGACGAGACAGGATTACCTAAGAACTCTCATTTCTTCTGTCCTTTACACAGACAGAATATATCAGAATCACCTGAAGAGTGTTCTGAAGAAGGTTGTGAGCAAGAAAAACAAGCAGCGATGTACCGATACCTATATAGGACTGAGGTTCATTACTTCTTAGACACTGAGGTTGTACATTTATCTAAATTTAATCCGACTGAAACTTATGGTTGGTCTCCTGTATTAACAATATTTGAAAAAGCTCTAACCTTAATAGGTATGGATAGAAACTTATACAGGTATTTCTTTGAAAGGAAGATGCCTGCATCTATGGTTATGGTAACTACGGATGACCCTGAAAGTTTAAAAAGGGAAAGAGAAGCTATCGCCGCAAAAGTAAGACAAGACCCTAACTATATACCAATGATTGCTGTATCATCTAGGACAAATAGAGGTAGAGTTGACATGGTAAGGATGTTCCACACGTTACAAGAGATGGATTATCTACCAGTAAGAGCAGAAATTAGAGAAAGAGTGTCTGCTATCTATGGAGTATCACCAGTATTCCAAGGTGCTCCCGATTCTTTTGGTGGATTATCTCAACAGACTACACAATTAACTGTGATGAGTCGAGTGGTGGAAAGAGACCAAAGACAAATCATGGAAAAAGTATTTAGTGCTATCATGGACAACTTTGGTGTAACGGATTATAAATTAGTGTTACCTAACCCAGAGGAAAAAGCAGAGGCTACTAGAATTGCTCAAGCACAACAAAGAACTATAATAGCTAATCAATTGTTACAAATGGGCTTTGATGTAGAACTTAAAGATGATAAAGTTGACTTAATGGAAGTAGACTTCATGGTTAGTGGTGAACCTGTACCAAGTAGTCAAATGCAAGGTCAGATGACTGCTATTCAATTAGACCAACAGCAACAACAAGCTGCTGAACAAGAGGCTCAAAGAGCTGAACAATTTGATGCAGCAGCAGACGTTGCCGAAAGTGAAGCGGGTGGTGAAGATGCAGAAGTTGAAAATAGTTTAGAAAAAAATGTTCTAACTAATGATTCAAGAAGCCAACCTTTACAACAACCTTTTGCTAATATGAATACTGCGATACCAAAAGGAAAAGGTAAGTTTCAAGGAAGAACTGCAGGAAGAACTCCAGACCACAACGACAAAACTCCTTTAGAAGAAAGAGATATCGAAGAGTACGCTGAGGCTAGGGAGAAAAAATTTGAAGATAGAATGTATGGTTTAACTAAAACATCATCGTGGACAGATAGTTTAGCAGCACAAGGATTTGAATACCCAATAATTAAAGAGGTGTCTCCCGATGGCTCAACACTATGGTTTATACAAAACGGTGTGGATTATACAGGAAAGTTAACAACTGATGGAGTAGCTGACATATCAAAAGCAGCTTTCTCCGGACTAGAAGGTAAAAAATATTATGGGGACCAGTACCAAAATGAAAGAGGTGATGGTTCATCTAAAAGTAAACCGGTCAACGTAGAAGAGGAGCAAGACGATGACTAAGAATTTTTCAAAAAAAGACGCGGAGTATTCAGACAAACCTAAAGCCGCGTTACCTAAGAAACCGGGAGAACCTGACCAGTACGCTAATCACAACTATGAAAATAGAGAAGTTAGACCTGATGGTTCTACGGTATATTATTATGAAAATGGTGTGAAAGCAATACATCACCCACCACAAAAAACATCATCAGGCTATCATAAGACTGCAGCAAAACACCATTTAGATGAAACTAAATCTTCAATTGATAGCTCCAAATATAAAAAAGCACTGTCACATTTAAGAGCCTTATCAGGACACAGCCAAGCCTTAGATAAGTTTAAGGGTGAGTCTGGTACTAGCGTAGAAAAACTTGCAAAAGAATTTGCGGGTACTGTAGCAGTAGCCAGTGACCCATCTGTATTTACTCGGACTTATGGAGGTAATAATAAAAAAGGTAAAAGTGGAGTAAAAAAACTAGATGACTATTTAAAAAAAGAACTTGAACATAAAAAAGCAATGGTCAGTTTAGTAAAAGATGTACAAAAAGAATTGAAAAATGATGATACAATAGATATAATAAAAGCTGAAGATGAGGATTTTTATCAATTCCAAAAAGAATTAGATGAGGAATTGGTATCTAATGACTAATTTAAATAAATTTTTAGAATTTATGGAAACTGACTTGACACGAAAGAAAAAAGGTGTTAAGGTCAAACTAAATAATATGCCTTTTTTGAATCATTATAAAAAATCTAAAGAAGGTAGAGTGGAAAATCCACCTAACAGAAAAAAAACAATAGCATATGGCTCTAAGAGAAGTCCTAGACCGGACCCGCAAGGATATAGAAATCCACCTAACAGGAGGATACCTAATCCAGAAGATTAACAATAGTGAAGGATATATACAATGACAACATTCGTCATACCAGAAGAGGCAAAAGAAGAAATAGTAAAGAGAAAAATGGCAGGAGCAACATGGAGTGCTCTATCAAGATGGGTAGAGGATAGATGGGGTGTAGCAGTTCATAGAACTACACTACAGAAGTGGTACGATAGAGAAGTAGAGCTACTCGATGAACAACAGGCAGGAGATATGGAAGAGATGCAAACAGGTTTTACACCTGAAGCACATATCAAACTGGCTAAGAAGATAGAAACTTACAAAGGTGAATCTAAATATTGGAAGAAAGTTGCAGAAGCGGCTATCAAAAAAGACGCTAAAGAAAACCTTCTTATAGATTCAATTAAAAAATTTACTCCATCATATAAAGAAGTAAAGAAATACAAACGCCGAAAACCCGCAGGTAAAATAAAAGGGAATAGCACACAGTCTATGATTGCCCCTCTCACAGATACCCACATTGGTGACAATGTAGAGGGTGAACAAATGTTAGGGTTAAATACTTACAACATTGATATATTTAATAAAAGACTATATGGATGGGCAAATCAAATTATTACACTAGTAGAACTTAGGCGTAATTCCGCAGACGTTGATGAGCTTATAGTTCCTATGTTAGGGGATATGATTAGTGGAGACATACACGAAGAGTTAGCTAGGACTAACAATGACCATTGTATGGGACAAATGATAAGAGGAGCTAATCTTATTTCCCAAGCACTTATGCTTATAGCCCCATACTTTGATAAAGTAAGAGTTCCATGTGTTGTAGGTAACCATGGGCGTATGACTAGAAAACCACCTATGAAAGATAAGTACATGGATTGGGATTACATGTTGTACCAATGGGTATCTGTATTCTGTCAAGAGCAGAAGAACATTGAGTTCCATATTCCAAAGTCTTTCATGACTACAATTAAAGTATGTAACAGAGATATTCTATTAGCACACGGAGACTTTATTAATGGTGGTGGAAGTGGTACTTCAATTAGTAGGGGTGTAAATAATATGCGAAATGTTATGGCATTTAGAAAAGGATTAATAGATGAAGTACATCAACTACAAGATAGTTCTTTAGAAAATATACCTGACAAATTTGAAACAGCATTGTTTGGACACTTTCACAGAGTGGATGAAATTGATATTGGAACGGGAGCTGTGCATATATGTGGATGTATGAAGGGTGGAGATGAATATGCCATGCAAAGAGTACAATCTATTAACAAACCAAGACAGATAGTGTTATATTATCACCCTAAATACGGCGAGATTGGCAAAGAAATTGTATATCTAAACAGATATGACTCTCGTAAGGGTCAATTCAATGACATACTACCTGATGTATGGTCCAAAACTTTTAAGTAAATAGGTTTAAAGTAGTATAATAA